ACGATGGCTATAAATGTAAACGTAGTCATGCTTGGTTAAAGATCAAACCTTTTATTGAAGTAACACTCACAGTGGTAGGCGTTGAAGAGGGTACAGGCAAAAATGCTGGTATGCTTGGTGCGTTTATTGTTGAAGGTAACGATGATGGTAAAGACTTCCACCTTAATGTTGGTAGTGGCTTAACTGATGACATGCGTAAGGATGTTTGGGCAGTTAAGGATGCTGTAATTGGACAGTTAGTTGAGATTAGAGCTGATGCGGCAACACAAAGCCAAGACGCTGATAATGTTTGGAGCCTTAGGTTTCCAAGATTTAAAACATTCCGTGGCTTTGAAATAGGAGAAAAGTTATAATGGCTTGGCAGAAAGATTTTTTAGTTGAGGAAAAACCTCATATGGATGGTACTTGGGGAGGCACTCATCGAGTGTATTCTTTCCCTAATGGTTATGGAGCAAGTGTTATACCAGAATATAAAGAGTTAACAACTAAAGACGGTAGGTATCGTAGAGCACCTATCAAAGGCTGTTGGGAAGTAGCAGTTCTATTTCAAGATGAACTTTGCTATACAACACCTCTTACTGATGATGTTATTCGTAGACTCAATGACCCAGAAGTAGATGATATCCTGATTAAAATACGCAATCTAAATAGTTAGGTAAATATTGGTATGGACCAAAAAATAATCGATATTCTCAGCAGAGAAACACAACGACAAGACAATACAATTGAACTCATAGCAAGTGAAAACTATGCCAGTGAGGCAGTGATGGAATTAAGCGGAAGTATATTTACAAATAAGTATGCTGAAGGTTATCCAGGAAAACGATACTATAATGGTTGCGACCACATGGACGAAATTGAAACCATGGCAATCGAAGAAGTTACTAAACTGTTTGGTTGTAACTTTGCTAATGTGCAACCACATTGTGGAGCAAATGCCAATACAGCAGTATACCAAGCATTTTTAGAACCTGGTGACAAAATACTAGGTATGGATTTAGCAAGTGGAGGACATTTAAGTCACGGTTCTCCTCCTAATATTTCAGGTAAAATTTATCAAGCACATCATTATGGCGTAAACGAAGATGGTTTATTAGATTACGATGCTATAATGGATCAAGCAAAAGAAGTTAGGCCGCAGATGATTGTTGCTGGTGCTAGTGCATACCCAAGACAAATAGATTGGGCCAAGTTTAGAATTATAGCAGACGAAGTAAATGCTTTTTTATTAGTTGATATGGCGCACTACAGCGGTCTTGTAGCAGGTAAATGCTACGATAGTCCTATTCAGTATGCCGATGTAGTAACAAGTACAACACACAAGACGTTACGCGGTCCTAGAGGCGGTATTATACTGTGGAACAAAGAAGAATACAGCAGACGTATTAACAGTGGTATATTCCCTGGCACACAAGGCGGCCCATTAATGAATATGATTGCCGCTAAAGCACAATGTTTTGTTGAAGCAAATTCTTCTGCATTTGGCATGTATGCAAATGACGTATTAGTAAATGCTAGAGCATTTGCAGAACAACTTACAGCAAATGGATTTGAATGCTTGACAGGAGGCACAGATTCGCATATAATATTACTTGACTTAACAAACAGAGGAATGAGCGGTAAGTCCGCGGCAAACTTGTTAGAAATGAATGGTATCACAGTTAACAAAAATGGTATACCAAATGACCCTAGAAGTTTTACAGAAACAAGTGGTATCAGATTAGGTACTGCGGCTGAAACAACTAAAGGCCATGACACTCAATGGTTTAGAAATTTAGCAGATGAGATGGCTGATATTATATAATGAAAAAGAAAGAAGAAATGCTAGTAATCACAATGGAAGAATGTGGTGAACTAATTCAAGCATGTAGTAAGATGATTCGTTTTGACGAGCCATGCGATACAAAGCAGTTACAAGAAGAAATAGGTGACGTTATGTGTATGATAGAAATACTCAAAGATGGCGGACTTGTAACTGAAGAACAAATACAAAGGCGTGTGAAAGTAAAAAAAGAAAAACTAATGGAATGGAGTTTATTGTTTCGTGAAAATTGATTTTGATGTAGATATTGATATGGCTAATAGAGATGATTTATTGCGTCTTATTAATCATACTCCTGCAAGTATTTGTAAAGACAGCAATTACAATAAACACAACACAGGTGTATATTTACAGAACATTCCTTTCTTTCCAGTAGAAGGTTTCAGCACAATAGACCACAAACAAGCAGAAGAGGACGGATGGTTTAAATTAGACGTACTCAATAACAGCATATATAAAGATGTCAAAGATGAAGCACACTTAGATAGACTGTTAGCAACAGAGCCTATGTGGGAATTGTTTGAACATGAAGAAGTTGTAGAAAAACTATTTCATATTAATAACCATTATGATATTGTTAAACAGCATTTACCTACAAGTGTTGAACAACTAGCAATGATTCTTGCACTGATAAGGCCAGGTAAAAGATACTTGGTTGGTAAAAGTTGGGAAGAAATAGAAGCAAGTGTTTGGACTAAAACACAAAATGATACTTATTTCTTTAAAAAGTCTCACTCATATTCTTATGCTGTAGCAATTATTGTGCAACTTAATTTGTTGTGTGAAGGTTAGTTAGTCAGTCTTTCTAACTAGTTGAATAGAACGTCTCTTAACTCTTTTCTTAATTAAATTCTGTAAACTAGTAACAGGTCCAAACAAAATTTCTACATCTTTCATTGCAAAAGTTTTTAAGAAAGGATAAAACGGTTTCATCTCATGATGTAAAAACACATCTATAGGTAGCATACGATTAGATTCCCACCACCAAATATTACCAAGTTCTAAAAACTCACGTTTTAAATCTTTACTTCCAATCATATCGGCATCATAAAATGTGAGTATCTGGTTGTCAGTGTTTACCACTATTCCAACATACTCGTTGCCAGCATATTTAATGCCTGTTAAAAATTCGATTTCGGTAGTTATTTCTGTCATGCAACTGTATTTACCAAATACAAAATCAGATAAATACAGTTATGAGCAACTTTACAGCAAAACTGTACTCTTTTGACACTATAGTGGATTTAGTGGCAACAGATACACAAATTATTTTGGATAACAGACCTATGAACAGCAGAAAATTAAAAGTCCATAAGGGTGTTAACAACGAATTACTTTTTAGCATCACAAATAAGGACAGAAAAAAAACAAACGTTTTTGCAGACAACTTGTATGCATATATCGTCTCACCAACAAACAAAGGAAGACTAGTTACTAAGAAATTAGAACATACGTCTGATGTTGGTGTTGTAAAATTAATATTAACAGACGGTGATTTACAGAATGTTAAGCAAGGCTTATATCATATGCATATAGTTAAGAATGATCAAAACGACCAAACTTACCTACCTTTGTATAGTGATCAGCAAGGCAATGCTAGAATTGAAATAGAAGTAACAGACCAAGTAGTCCAAGATCCTGTTGCAACACAAGAAGACCTTACATTCTTGCAAACTGCAGATACTGATACTGGCGCTAATGCAAATGTTTACGTTTCTAATGCTATGTACGGTAACCTAGAAAAGAATTTTCAAAATTGCCAGCATACTGTAGCAGTATATCCTACTTCTGCATATACAGGACAAGTAACAGTCCAGGCTAGCCTAATTTCAGGTGTACCAGATTCGGATGATACAAGTAACGATTGGTTTGATGTAAAACACATTGATATGACTGCAAACACACAAATTAGAACATCAACATTTACTGTTAGTGCTAATTGGATTAGAGTAGTTAGTAAGCCAACTGTGAGTGACACAACTGCTAATTTAACTAAAGTTTTACTAAGAAACTAGTTGACTTTTGTATTAACTATGCTATAATAACGCATGGTCGAACACATTGTAGAATCTGTACATAGGTTATTATTAGATAACTTACCCGTTAGAACGAATACTACTCCAAGTGGTTGGAGGACGTTTGATTGTCCTATGTGTTCTGATACAAGAAAACGTGCAGGCATTATCACAGGCGGTCCTAAAATAAGTTATCACTGTTTCAATTGCAGTTACACTACAGGCTGGAGTCCTACTCCTCACTTAGGAAGAAAGTACAGAGAACTAGCAGACAAGTTAGGTGCAGATTCTAAGACAATTCATGACGTACAAATATCGCTTATGCAGAATAGTGAACTTTTACAAGACACTGACACAAACGATTATGTCTATAACTTCAAAGCATTCGAAACAATTGAACTTCCAGAAAACACAGAAATGGTTGAATCATTACCTGACGGCAATCCATTAAAAGAGTATGCCAGAGACAGAGGCATACTAGGTATATATCCGCTACTGCATATAAATGACTTACCAAACAGAAAGAGAATAGTTGTTCCATTTACATATAACAGCGAACTAATAGGTTGGACAGCAAGGCATATTGCACCACCAGATAAAGAGACACCTAAATACTTACATAACATGCCAAGTGGTTATGTGTTTAACATTGATGCATTTGCAAATAACGATAGAGAAATTGTTATTGTTACTGAAGGTGTATTTGATGCTATTATGATTGATGGTATTGCTGTTCAAGGCAATCATGTAACACCAGAACAAGCACACTTAATTGACAAGTTAGGAAAACGTGTTATAGTGTGTCCTGATAAAGATGAAGCAGGTATTGAATTAGTAGAACAAGCAGTTGTTTTGGGCTGGGAAGTAAGTTTTCCAGACTGGCACACAGACTGTAAAGATGCCGCAGATGCCGTACTTAGGTATGGTAGACTTGCAACAATAAACAGCATTATAAAAAATGCAACAAGTAACAAGATCAAGATTCAAGTAAAATCTAAGATGTTTTAACTAAGTAACTTAAAAGGAAAGTAATAAATATGGCACAAAATTTATATGTTGATGGTACAGAGATGACAAGAGGTGAGTTTTCTTGGGCAAATGTAGTAGCAACAAGTTTTGATAGTTTCCAGAATATGGCTGAGCCATATAATAGTTCCGAAAGAATATTACAATCGTTTTTTAATTTTATCAATAAAATAGGTCCTTTTGATGAAGAAGAATTTGTGAGAAATGTTAGAAACAATGTATTCATTATAGAATTTCCTAATCCTTATAATCAAACACTTTGGATTCCAGAGTACGGCACACATGTAAATGTATGTGGTGATACTGGTAATCAATGGATAGCAGATGAGGAACTAAGGGCAAATCCTACAGAACACTTTTTAGAACTAGTAAAACGTCAACATTCAAAATTAAATGCATGGACAGATTTACGTGGAGATACTGAAGTATATAACGATCAAGCAAAAGCAATTAACACAATAGCATTGTTTACTAGAGCATATCATTGTGTTGCTAGAATAATTGTTAGAGAAACAGCACACTTGCCAGATGGTGATGTGTTAAGAAGTGTGTATCACCCATATATGACAACAAAGACACATTGGTATTTGAATATGCCGTCTAGTGTATTATCTGAACATCATATGAGTGGAACATCACCTACAGAAGAAGGACAAAAAGTATTTGGTAGGAATGTTGCTAAACGTTTAACTAGAGAAAACATCGTGGCTAAAAAATGAGTGAAATAAAAGAATACAACGAAGATATACAAAGACTGTTTATACAGTTTTTAATTAGTGATCATGATTTATTTGCAAGATGTCAAAACATTGTAAATGCAGATGCATTTAGTAGAAAGTTTAGACCTACTGTTGATTTGCTGATATCTCATAGCAAAGATTATAATGCCATGCCTAACCTTGAGCAAATAAATGCAGTAGGCGGGTTAGGATTTGAAGAAATACAAAACATAACACCAGAGCATCAAACATGGTTTATGGATGAGTTTGAAACTTTTTGCAGACACAAAGCAATGGAAACTGCAATCATTGAAAGTACAGACTTATTAGAGAAACAGGACTATGGTACTGTTGAACAAAAGATTAGAGGAGCAATGGAAGTAAGTCTTGTAAAAGACTTAGGTCTAGATTACTTTGAGAATCCTAAAGAAAGATTAGAATGGATCAAGCAACAAAGTGGTGCAGTAAGCACAGGCTGGAAAGGAATAGATCAAAAACTGTATGGAGGACTTAATCGAGGAGAGATTACAATCTTTGCAGGTGGTTCAGGTGCTGGTAAAAGTTTGTTCTTACAAAACTTTGGTGTAAACTGGAGTTTAGCAGGACTTAATGTTGTATATGTTAGTTTAGAACTTAGTGAACAGTTAATTAGTATGCGTTTAGATGGCATGGTTAGTGAATATGCCGCCAAAGATATTATGAAAAATATTGACGACGTAGATTTAAAAGTGCGTATGAAAGGCAAAAAAGCAGGTAAGTTTAGAGTCAAGTATATGAATAGTGGTATTACTACTAACGATCTTAGAGCATTTTTGCGAGAGTATGAGATACAATCGGGTGTTAAAGTAGATTGTTTATTGGTTGACTACTTAGACTTAATGATGCCTATAAGCGGAAAGATTAGTGCAGAAAACACATTTATTAAAGATAAGTTTGTATCCGAAGAGTTGCGTAACTTAGCACAAGAACGAGAATTACTGTTAGTTACAGCATCGCAGTTAAACAGAAGTGCTGTAGAAGAAATAGAATTTGATCATCATCATATTGCAGGTGGTATTAGTAAAATACAAACAGCAGATAATGTTGTGGGCATATTTACAAGTAATGCTATGAGAGAACGTGGTAGATATCAGATACAGTTTATGAAAACACGTTCTAGTAGTGGTGTAGGCAGTAAAGTAGACTTGAAGTTTAATCCAGATACATTGCGTATTGAAGACCTAGATGAAGGTGACGAAGATACTCTCACAATGACTACTAACACTTTAGTAGATCAACTCAAACGAACCAGTACAATTAACTCTGATGACTCGTCTGCACAGGATGTTGTAGAAGCAGGCTTACAGTTAAGAGACTTTCTGAAAAGTAAAAAGTGATAAATACTCATAGTAATATCACAAAGGAATAACATGCGTAAAACAAGAAGCATTTTAGAAGAATTAAATTCTATTTCTGTTGACAGGTCAAAAGACTATGTTGTAGAAAATCGTGGCGAGCATGTTATTAATAGTGCAATCAATCTTATAGAGCAAATTGAGACCAATTATGACGATAAGATTGCTAAGGATTTAACTAATAGACTTATTAATAGTATTCGCAGTAAAGATACTAAAAAGTTTTCCCGTGGTATTAAAAAAGTTATAAAAGAATCTCAAGGGAAACATAATGAAAATTTCGGAAGTAGTTCAACAGAATAAGATTGTTGCAGAAGAAGAAGGTCCTTCTTGGCTCCAATCAGCAGGTGATGTATACCGAACCATTACAGGCGGTCAGTTCTTTGACAAAGTAAAAGCCACTATTGGTATGAACTTTGGAAATCAAAAAGCCAGATTAGAATACAACAACATAGTAATGAGCGGTGCATTAACGCAAAGTTTTCTAGCAAATACTTCTGCAGGTGGCAATAAAACTCCAGACTCAGAGGACCTAGCACAATTTTTGCTAGATGCAGACATTAATCCAGATGCTATACAGATGGCATTTCAAAAAGTTACCCCAGGCAAAGCACCAGACCCTGAGCAAATGTCAGGATCTTCTGCTGATTCAATGGACCCTGAAGTAGACTACGATAAGCCGGCATATCAAAGAAAATTAGATAAAGAAGCTCAAGCACAAGGTAATGAGTTAAATAAAAATATGGATAAACCTGCACCAAAAGTACAAGGTGATCAAGGCTTAGTAGATGCAGACGGCAAATTAATTCAACCTGAATCTGTAATTTATGAAGAAAACAAAGTTTTAAATAAAAAAGAAATATTAGGAATTATCAAACAAGCAGTATCTAATGCTACTG